ATCTCTTCGACCATATATCGTGAATCAACTGTCTTGTCATTAGATGGGCTTCTTACGCCAGATGAAATAATTGATTTAGCTAGACAGGAAAGAGTCTCCGTGTATATCCAGTGTCTTTTTATCTCTCCGCTATTTTGGTCTTGATCTATTTGAACTCGATAGACATCAAGCTTCATAGCATACTTAGCCTCAACTGAATATGAGCCTATCATTAAATTACCGCCATGTTGGTAGACTTATACTCATCAAGGAGTTTGTCTACGTAGAAATTACCTGTCCCTCTGAAAGCTAGTTTTGAGAACTGCATATCTGTATCACCGAATGATACGCTATTGACATATCTGGCTCTCCAAATATTATCCTTACCAAAATAATCTTTCATAAGCATTAAGGCTGCTGTTTGAACTTTCTCTGGGACAAACTTCCATCCAAATATTCCATTAAGCTCATAGCGATATCCATTATAGAAGGTTCCCTTCATTGGATAGACTATATCCATCTTTCCGCCTTCGTTAATATCGTCTGTAGAAACAATTCTTATTGAGAATCCAGTTTCTGTTACCTGTATTGGATATCCAAAGTTATTGGTACTAGTGTTATTATCAATAACAAGGTTCCCGTTTTCTTTTAGAGATGATATAGATATTACCTTTTCTCCCAGGAAAAGGACATCTGCGTCTTGTCCATATGCAGTAATAGTCTTATCGTGCTTTCCAAAACTCATACCAGTATAATTTTCAATCATAAACCTAGCAAACTTCTCTGCCTGCTGTACTTCATGAAGGGGTACATAGTTTTGATCCCCCTCTTCTCTTCCAAAGTGTAGCTTGGTATAGGTGTCGGATATAGATAGGTATGGGGTTACAACAGAATAGGTATCTATGCTAGACATAGTATTACCTAAATAGGAGTAAGACCATACAGCCTTTATATCACGATCTATCTGAAGATAGTCATCTCTGATCTCAAAGCTGTAGTGGCCTTCATCGTTAAGCTCTTTTTTTGCTAGCCCGTTTACGATAAGAAGGTCTGTCTTATTATCGTAGATACTAACACTTGGAAGTGCTGTTACTTCAACTAATTCGTCGTTAACATAAATATCTAAATAGATAGTCTGCGTACGACCTGTGTATAACTCCATTTATGCTCTTAGGAGTAAAACTCCTGAGCCTCCTTCGGCGTGGCAAGGCGAAAGCCCTGTTGAGTATCAAATATTTCTTGTGCCTTCTTCTCGGTCATCACAATAAAGGGATTATCCTGAGTAAAAGTAAATTCATTAACATCGTATCTAGGGTTCATTCGTTCCATCTTTACTAGAACCTGGCCTACCCCTGGAGTCGCTGGAGCTGATTTTGTAACACGCTCATCGACCTCTACTTCAACCTTATCGGCCTCTGTAAATTTAACATACATATCGTAGCTAACACCCTCTTCGGCTAGAAGGGCGATTAAATCTGCTTTATTTTTAGCTGTTTCATGCTCTACGGCAAAAGTCTCAGCTACCTTACGAAGCTCATCAAGCTTCAAACTACTAAAAGACATTATTTCTCCTCTCGTCTTTTCCTTCTAATTATAGCACCAAACATGACTAAAGGGGAGCCCTTTCGGACCCCCCTATAGACTATTTAGTTGTGTGTGCTGTTATGCAGAAACTTTTACGTTCTTTACAACAACGAATGCCTCTGGATTTTCGATTGCACAACCTGTTCTTACGAACATTGTGTACTCGATTGTATCCTTCTTAGGCTTGAATTCACGGTAGACCTGAATCTCACGCTTTACGCCAACAACTAGGTTGTTTGCGAATGTAAGATGGATGTCACCATGATCTCCTGTAGCACCTGAGTAATCGCCGTCCTTTGTCTCATCGATCAAAGGTACTTCAACTACTGGAATACCGAATGCGAATGGAATTACGCCTCCTGGAGCACCTGCTGGACCATTTGGGTTACCACGGAGAATTGAAGACGCAATGTCTTCAGGAGTTCCGCCGTTACCGATTGTAGTCAAGTTGTATAGGTAATCCTGTACCAAGTTAGAACCAGTAAAGAACTTAAGTTCGTTACGGCGCTGCTTGTACTTACGTGGCATTGCCTTGATTGCGCTGTTGAAAACTGCCTTTGAGATTACTGCACCGCCTGCGTTTACAACGTTTGCTGACTCTAGTGCTAGTGCACGGAATCCCTTAAACGCTGACATCAAACCAGTACCTGTACCAAGACCGTTGATCAAAAGATCTTCGATGTCGTTACCTGCCTGAGTTGCCATTAGGCGAGCAATGTGATCCTCAAGATCAGTTCCTTCGATGTTGTCTTCAAGAGCTTCGCTTGAAAGTTCCCAGTCAAGACGTAGCTTCTTTGTTGTCAAAGAAATCTTTGTGAATGTGACTGCTGCATTAGCACCTGTTTGGGTTGCTTCTGTAGCTACTGTCATCAATCGTGTACCAACTCCAACCTTATCAATGTCTGCTGTGTTAGAACGCATGCGAACTGTACGAGCTGCACGGGCAAGGATGGTAGCATCGAACATGTAGTCGATGAAGCGGTTAGCTTGGTCTGCATTAAGAAGACCGCCATTTCCTGCTCCAACGTCTGTAGTGTCTACTACTTTTTGTAGAATATCGCTCATTTTATTATTTCACCTCTTTCCTTTTTCTAGAATTAGTAAATGTCACGGACGCTGAGGAAATGCCCGCCCCACTTATTGTTTGTTTTTGTTATTTTAACATCTGACCCGTCCAGATCAGAAGACTTTTTGATTGCTGTTTCGCTCTCAACACCATCTACACGCTTCTCAACTGATGAGATATGTGCCTTAATGTTATTAACGACCTCTGCGAGCTCGTTGTACTTTGTTGTAACTTCTGCAATCTTTGCATCAACCTGAGTAGTAAGATTAGATACTGCCTCCGCTGTTGCTGTTTTAGTAATTTCCGCTGAGAAAAATGCCTTCATATCGTCAAACATCTTCGCAAAATCAGTTTCTTCAACTTCTACTTCTGCAACTGGTGCGCTTGCTTCTTCGGCTGGCGCTGCTGCCTCTTCTGTAGGTGCTGTTTCTTCTGCTGGTGCTGCTGGTGCTTCCTCTGCATCTGCAGACTTTGTAAGTTCAGCTTCAGTTACCTCTTCGACATTAGCTACTGCTTCTGTCGTTACTTCGTCCTGTGTTATTGTATTTTCTGCCACAGTAACACCTCCTTCGGTATTTGAATTATTTTGCTCAGACTTTTCAACGGCCTCAGACAAAACACCTCTCGATTGCTTGTAGGCATCAAGAATTCTGTTAATCTCGTTTGACTTGTTTGTATCAGATGTTTCGACCCAGCCAATGTTCTCAAGAACTCTGTCTGTTGTTGGTGACTTAAATTCTGAATCCTTTGAAAGGAAAACTTCATCTGATGATGAATCATAAAAAATGTTTTCTACTTGTACATCTGCTGCGATACCTGAAAATGTATTTCCGTCTGCAGTCTTTTGAATTGAAAAAATATTTGAAAGTTGATTTGCTGGATTGTCTACTAGTGAAAGTTCTGTAAGATCATATTCCTTAATTACACGAATTGACTTATCTAACTCAGAGTTAAATTCATTAGTAGTCTTCTTTACATTTCCGCCAATTGAGAATCCTGAAAGAGTTCCATCAAGAACTTTCTCCCATGTATCTTGTGCACCCTTTGAAACGTATACATCTACAAATATTCCGCTGTGCTCTTTCCCGCTCTTTTTATCGAATAAAGTTTCTTTACGGAATGATACCATCTTACCAACTGCAAGAGGTGTGTGCATTTCACGAATGTTTCCTCTAAAGTTTTCGAATGCTTTTGTTGATGCTTCTGCGGCTACAATATCGCCGTGCTGATCAATATTATCTAGGGTAGCAAAGCCTGATACGAGTCTACGCTCTTTATCGACTTTAGCAATAGGCATCGATAGCTTAAGGCTATCCCCATCGCTGTACCAATTTGATTTGATTATTTCAGTCATATGCTTATTTTAGCAACGTTTTTGTATAAATACCAAAATCAGGGCGTAACACGCCCTTCTCCTTGAGGATTTCTAGCATTTCCTGGTGAATCAACTGCGTTACCTTGTCTTTCTTGATCACGCTGTCTGTTACGAGTTGCTTGTGCTGTTGCCTCAGAAGCTTGCTGTCCAGTAAGTTGAACGGGTTCATCCCCGCCAGATCTACCAGCCATACCTAGTCTAGCACGAACTTCATTAGGAACAATGACCTTCATTCTCAAATATCTTTCATCGATCTTTGACTGAGTGTCTTCATCTGTTAATGTTAATTCGTTAAACTTTAATGTAAATGCATCTGTGAATTCAGCGATGATTCTATTAATCTTCTTTTCTAAATTCTTTTGCTCTGGTCTTGCAACTTGCTCCTTAAATGTTTTATCTGCATCCTTGGCTGCTGCAAGAGATACTCCTTCTGGAAGTCCCAGCTTTGAAATTGGAACTCTGTGTGAAATAAGAATTTCATCTCTGTTCATTCTACGGTACTGATTAAATGATGAGTCTTGAACTCCTGATTCAACCGCTTCCATTTTAAATTCTACCTTGTTGCCATCTTCATCTGCAGGTAGTGGAATATAAAGTGATCTATGATTCTTACCCTTAAGATTTGTTTGGAAAAATTCAAGCAACTTAGCTTCTGATGATCGGCTAAGTGTTGCACCCTTTACAGTAATAATATATCTTGGGACCGCTTTGTTTTCAAAGTAGTCTAGGTTAAAGCGCTGTGCAAATTCATCTCCCGCTAATGCTGTCTTTGCAGGGATAATATCTGGTACGCCATAATAGCTATTGTTTGGCGTGTACTTCTTTAGATGAATTACTTCGTTTGGACGAGTATCATCTCCGATTGGATTTTCTGTTTCTGTGTCCTGGAAGTTTCTAAAGAATGTAATTCTGTTTCCAACGATCTGAACAAATCCATCACGCTGCTTACGAACACGCATTGTTGTTGCTGGAATATGTCCAATAAATCCAATTTGTCCATTTACCTTACGGCCAATTTCAAGGAAGCCATTTCCTGTTGCCTCACGGTCTAGGAATGCTTTTGTCAATGTCTCTGTAAATGTGTCTTCTTCATTCATCAAC